GCCGCATGTGGCAAGCGCGGCAACCTTGTGCAGGATATGGAAGATGGATCGATGAAGCATTACAGATGCTGCGATATACCGCCTGGAGGAGACTGGTAGTCTCTTCGCCCTTGAACCGGCTATGAGGTTCGATTCCTCACAAGGGCTTGTAGCACAACGCTACTAGGTGCCTCAGAAGAGGCAGAAAGGAACAGAGATGAACGAACGACATCCAAAACTGATAGGCAAGGCCGATGAGCGCAACCTGATACTAGCCTATCTTATCACATCACAGCTACTTGCTGAATGGCGCAGGGTTGACATTCTCACCGGATTAGACAACAACAACCTGAGAGATGATGCCAATATCATCAACAGCACGGCGGCTAATCTTCTAGGCATAAGAGTAGCCTGCCCTATGAGCACAGAGGGAATCATTTCAGAACAGGAGGATGCTAAAGACTCTGCAACCATTCGCGGAGCCAAGTTACAGTTCTCCATGTACGAATACTGTCTCACTGGTGAAACTTCCGGCGAAGCTGCTCTCTTCTGTAAAACCATACAAGAGATGCAACAGATAGTTGCAATGATTAACCATAGCCGAGCGCAGCAGGCACAGGTGGAAGCCAGCACAAAGGTACAGGTGGCTTCTACGTCTATAGACCTGAGCGCAATCAAGGGGGGAATGAAGCATTGATGAAGACAATAGCAAGATACTCTGAGGTAATGCACAGGTGGATAGTTATTTGTACTCTATACGGGGAAGGAGATGACTGCGCGTGGGGAGTGTACAGGGCAACTACAGTAAGGGTGGCGTACAGGGGAGCGTACCGAAGAGCCAGAATTATGAGGAAATACTATGGTTTCACGCAAACCTATCTGTGACTGGTGCCGAGAAATGCCTAATGGGAAACTCTGCGCCTTTCACCAGGCAATGATTAACCCGCACGAGGCACCCGGAGAACTTGAGTTTATCAAGGCCCTCCGGGTTGCACTCAAAGGGCCGACTGCAGACAAGACAGTTAGGGGAGTAGTCCATGAACTTACCTGCCTGTCATCAAACCTCAAAGACACGTCCCTTAGCCACCAAGAGGCTAGGAGACTGTCAATCAAAACATGCGAACGGCTAATAGCCGAACTGAAAGGAACAGAAACCAAATGACTACTATCAAAATGCCAGGAGCCGTTAGCAGGCTACTACTGTCAGCAAGAGACGTTAGGGAACTCAAATATACTCAATTAGGGTGGATACACGTAGAGACGACCGCCGACAGAGCGGTGTTCGTTACAACTAATACTCATATCCTTGCCAAGGTGGTGGCTCCTCGTAAGCTTATAGAGGCAGGCGACTACCTGCCGGGAAAGAGGCTCGCAAACACCCTGGAGTTAAACCCCATCGTACCAGAGAAAAGCAGGAGTTTTCCGACCTGGATGCGCGCATTCCCCTCAGAAGATTACGACCAGGAACACACTGCAACATTGCGAGGATCTGCCTTCCGTGCCCACGCCAGATTTTGCGTGGACACGGAATACTTGACAATTCTGGCGGCGACAGGCTATAATTGGAAAATCACACAGAGGGAGGGAAAAACAAAAAGCGTGTATACCGCTATAACAGAAAGTATGGAACCGGAATGGAGTATCACGGTTCTAATCATGCCAGTAAAAGACACTGAGTAAGCAACTACAAGGGAAAGGAACAGAAACCAATGATAACCAGGATCAGTGACAAGTTCTACTTCGTCACGTCAAACGAGAGAGAGCGCTTCGTAGAATGTGATGCCAAGAATACTAATATCCCAAGTCACTCCATTTTCGATCTCTTTATCTCTGGAGACGCAGAGAGCGGGTGGGAGGTCATGGAGGGCATTAGCGGCGCAGTGATAGCAGAGGGGAACACGAGAGGTGCCGCAATCAGTAACGCCGTCAAATTTCTGGGTGACAGGTCACATGAAGACCTCGCCAGAATTATCGCATCGACAGTCAGAAAAACCGGCGTCTCGCCCCGTTACAAACTGAACGGGGGCTTGACAAAAGAGCAGGTGACTGCTACAATAGTTCTCAGTCTCACCAGTGAGACACCCAAAACAAAGGAGAAGCCCCCAGTGGCAAGAAAATCAGCGGTGAGCAAAACGGAGCAGGCTAGTGAGCAGAGAGCGGCAGCGGCAAGTGTAGCCGTTGCAACAGTCCCGCCCATAGTCCCAACGCAGGGGCAGTTGGAGATCGTCGAGGATTCCAATATCCTATCGGCGGAAGACTCCATCCGACTCGAAACCAATATCGAGAAGACGGCAGGCAATATCAATAGGTGGATACTCCAACTATACCGAGGGAAGGCGTATCTTAACAGGGGCTACAGAACATGGAACGAATACTATGCCGCCATTGTCGGTAAGTCCAAAGCAAGCGCATATCGCGCCGTGGATGAAGCGATCCAGAAAGAGAAGTTGCTGGAAATGGGCATTCCATCCAACTTCTCACAGAAACAGATAACTGCCCTTAAGCCTGTGATCGAACAGGGCAAGGATGTCGTGGAAGCGGTCATCAAGGATGCGAAGAAGATCGTTACCGCCAAAGGCGCTAACGAGAAGGTCCGCAGCGAGTTTATGCTCACCGGAGCAATCCCCGCGTCCGCTATCCAAAAGGCAGTGGAAAAAGTAGTACCGCCGAAAGCCGAACCGGACCACGAGGACGTTACCCTGTCGGTAGTTAGGGGTAATCCGATAGACCTAACGTCGGGTGTCGATCTCCAAGGGGTTGCAGGCGACGAAGATGAGGAAACAGAAGAAGGCTCTACAAGCCCCGGAGAAGAGGCTAATCTGTCTGCGCCGGGAAATGTCCACCTTTTACGCTTTGGAGGCTGTGTGTGGCACCTAGACCCCGTAGCGGGCATTCCTACCGGGTGCCTGAAGGTGGAAACCAAGAAAGGGGGGTATGTTTTGGTTCCCTACTCCGCAATGTACGAGATTTACAAATCGTGGCCTGCAGAGTTTATGGACGAAGAAGGCAATGTGCTGGAACCGGATATAGATCAGTCATAACGCCAGTAGTCACCAGGAGCGCGGTCCCGGCAGCGCGTAATCTGCCGGGAGAAAAGGAACAGAGCAATGGGACTTATCGACCGGGCTAAAGAAGCATACCAGAAGTTAGAGGATAGCAGGCGGCAAGAAAACCTGCGACTAGAACTCGAACGGAAGGCGCAAGCAGAGAGTATCCTGCGAAGATGCTTCGAGAGAACGTTTGGCATTAGTGGTTACGACGCCAAGATCGTATGGCATACCTCTTGGAACAAAGAGGAGTATTATGCCCCATTCCTGTCATACGAAGGAATGCTGTTCTGTCAAGACAACAAAATCCAACTGGTTTACAAGTACAAAGGGGTAGTATGCCACTCCCCAAGCATTGACGGAATCGCAGACTTGGGCAGGATGATTCACGCATGGGAAGAAGCAAGCGATAGGGATGACGTAGACTACCTGCTGGCAAAGGAGGCGCGTGACAATGAGACTAGATGACGATTACCAGAACCTATATGAGGAAGACGGAAAGCCAAGGGCCTACAGAACAGGCTACGAGCGCAGGAAGAAACAGACATTTCACCAACAGCGGAGATATGATTGGATTGCCCTGCTTATTACCGCCGCCATCCTCTTCCTAGGAGGAGTTATCTGCGGTATCGTCGGGACACTTGCAACTATGAAAGGGTGTTCGTGAGATGAAAAGCGCCCTGGAGCAGTACCTAAAGTCCTTACAAGACCGCAAAAAGTTAGATATAGTCTTACCGGAGAAGACGCAAGTAACTTGCCGCCTGGATTCTGACATAATAAAAAAATTATCTGCGCTGGCTAAGGAACTCGGAGAAAGTCGGACTGGTCTGGCACAAGAACTTCTCCGATGCGCCATAATTGACGCAACAGCAGTCAAGGAGGAATAGTAAGGAGGTGGTGCGCTATCGGGTACAATGAACCCTCTCTGATACTACAAACGCCCCTGCACTCAACTAGAGTGCAGGGGCGTTTGTTTGACCCTCCGAATAATTTAGCTCGCCACTTGTCCATTCTCCCCGATGACGGGAAACCCTGCCGCCGGATTCGACGGAATGTAGCTAGGCCATAGGTAGCAGATCGATACTCCCCACTTAACGACAGTCTCTCCAGAGGTATTCCCTACCCCATACCCCCCATAGCTTTGCAAGGCTTGACCGTTGAAGAAGAACCCCGTATGTCTGTACGGATCACCCATAGCCCCTGCTAGTTTATAGAAGATGTAGACCCTGTTCTCCCTGTCCGCAATGGCCTCTGCTAATGGCACGACCTCTAGCCCATGATCTATCATGTACTGTTGCTGATCGTAAGACCCTGCGGGGATGGTTACACCTGCCCCTTCCCATATCATCTTCTGAACTAGCCCGCTACAGTCACACCCTGACACCTTGCTAGTGTCAATACTGATAGGTGAGAACTTTCCTCCGAGAAGGTACATTACCCGGTTTAGACAGTGCGTGAATACTGCTAACCAGGGAATACGATTCAATGGCGCTACTGTTGACATAGTGCTATATCTCCAGGGGTGGTGCGTCCGAGATGATGACCGCAGAGCCGTCAGGATTGACTCCGTTTATAGGAGTTCCGCCGTCTGCGTTAAGATCGTTCACAGACGATCCTTGAGCCACGTTTCCGCTTTGTGCAGGAAAGTTAGTACCTGTAGCTGGATCGACCTCCGCGCCTGGTAGAGCCGGAACTGTGACAGTAGAGCCAGTAGGAACGGCTATAGGTGCTCCCGTCGCCGGATGCGCCACGACAAGGGGCGCTTTAGTGACTACAGAAATGGAAGTAGGTTTCGCAGCCGCCTTTGTAGCTATTGCCGCCTTGAATACCGTAACAGCCGTATTCGCTGCCGCGAAACCGGCCTTAACCTCAGCGATCAGCGACGGAAGCGCGGATAGGTCATTGGCAATGTTGCCGGGACTGGCTGCTATACCCTCGATAGTAAGCGCCGCTTGAGCGCCAGCCGACATTACGGCCCCTATCTCTGCTTCTTCCTGCTCGAATGCAGCGTGGACCTTCTTGAGTTCGGCAGGAATACCGAACGCCTCTGAAAGTAAACTCATAGAATTCTTTCCTCCTCGTGTAATAGGCAGGAGGAACGTACGAGGAGGCACGCCCCCACCTGCCTGATAAAAGTATATCACAAATTTCTACGATTGTCAAAACCGGTCTCACCGATGAGACTTTCGCCCTTCTCTCGGTTTCGCTCCTGCTCTGCCCCTCTTTGTAGCGCCGCGTCTGTCACTGCAACTATGATCTTGTCTTGCTGCGAATTCATTTGTGAGTGAATGTCTGTTATCGCTGCTTGCGTTTCTGTATGGTTTTCCTCTACTATCTTTCTGTCCGCTCTTTGCCTGTACAGCGTGACAAGCGACACGATTAAAGCTCCTACGGCAGATACTGCTGCAGGGAAGCCTATAAACAAGGCTATGATGAATTGTTGTGTCCCGCTCATTTGTAAGTAGGCTCCTTTATCATCTTCTCGTACTCTCTCAGTTGTTTCTTGGATTCTAGGTCTAGTGCGCCTGAAGACTTAGATTGCTTGTCGGGTTGCACTAGTGCCTGATTGAACAGGAGTTCGCTGGCCTTTACCTGCATCCATAGCCGCGACCAAGGATCGACTTCTGTGCTTTGTCTTGGGGAACGTAGCGCCCCAAGGCTATCAGAAGTATTTCCTGCTAAGTCCAGCACCGTATCTACCATCGGATTTAGTTCTCCTAGTACGGACCTTCCCCTCTTCACATAGTTATCCTTGCCGCTATCTTCATCGTCGTAGAGAGAGCTAGGTAAAGGGAACTGCGCTCCTGGATATGACTTGATGGGAACAGCATTACCATGCGCATCAACCAAGTTAAGACCAAGACCTGCCGCTGTTGCTCCTAACCTAATACCAGGCCCCACACCCAAGTCCACTGCTGCATTTATAAGCCCCCTGCCTGTAGACTTAGGTATATCCATGTAATCACCTGTCTCCAGGTCATTAGCGGATCGAAGTAGCCCTAGGGTAGATAAAGCTCTGGATGCTGCCGGATCTATGTCGCTCATAGATAAGTGCATGTTTTCTAGCCCTAGAGCCTTTATAATCCATCCATTGCCTAATTCGAGTGTATTAGCTTCCTTGTTCTCCCAAGGGTAATGCCCACTTGCGAGGGCGTTGAGTAGTATGTATCCGGCTATCGTACCTAAAATACCATTGCTAAGGGTCTCTGCCCTCCATGCGGCCCTCTGTGCAGGGGTAAGGTTCCTTCCGGATGTTTTTACGTTTAGTTCTCCTGTCTTTCCGAGGAGTTGACTTATTTCTGTAGCACGCAATGGGGCCGAAGTCCCGGCGTAAGGGTTGAGCCGCTTCATAAACTCAATCAGGCGCGAAGGCTTCTTGACATACTCTCCAAATGCGAATGCGTGTTTACGCATCTTCTCGAACTCTACAGCCTGCTCACTTATCCATGCTGCCTTAGCTTTTGCTACGTCTGCAACTGCTGCATTTGCATTAGCCTTTAGCGCAGCCTTAGAAGCCCTTGTGCCACCCCTCACCTTGGACGCCTTAACAGCAGCATCTGCGTGTACCTGTGCAGCCTCATATGCCGCCTTAAGGTTATCCACTTCGTACCCATCTACTGATCTACGTATCATTTCATTCAGGACTTTAACGCGGGTGTCTAGTCCGTAGCCCGAAGGCTTCAGCAGGCTCCCCTTACCCTCTGCTTCGGCGAATAATGCGCCGTGCCCCACCTCCTTGACTTTACTTAAGCCTGGTATACCGCTGCCCATGAACTCCTCGAACGGCGAACTGTCTAACGCACCTGCTCTTGCAAGGTCGAGACGTGCTTGTTTAACGTTGGGCCTATCGAAGTCCAGGTTAGTCAGGTCGTACAGCTTGGTTAGTCTTGGCAGTACACGCAAGGTAGGTGCAGATAGAATAGAGTTCACAGCCCTCCGTAATGGGTGTGCCATTGGATCTGCTATAGCTGTTGCCAGTGACAGGACTCTTAACGCATGACCTGTTACTATTCGAGGAGAGGCCAGTTGTATTCCCATGACAAAACGATGGGCGTCACCCGCACCTATGGTCTGCTCTGTCACTTCTCCAGTCTTCGGATCTTGGACTAGGTACGTACCTGACCCTTTGTGAGAAGTCATATCGTCATAGTCCTCCGCTATTTGTTGGGGGATGTACATTCGCTTGTCAACCTGGCCTACCCCTACTTTACCTACTCTGTATGTCCTTGGAGTCAGTGGATACTCTACCCCGCTGTAGGTAATAGTTTTTGGGGCTATTGGGTTCGCTTTAGTTGGAACGAAACCTAATCCATTATCTTTCAGATGCTGGAAAAAATCAGCCTGAGTTTCACCAAGAACTGCATCATTGAATGAATGCCTAAGCATCTCCCTCACGTCTGTACTATACTCCTCAGCCAGACCGGTAGCAGGTGTAGCGAACCGAGTTCTTTTTATTTGACTTTGAGTGCGAGGGTTCTTAGGAGCGGTGGAACCTGAAGGACGCTCATTAAGGGGATTCCCTTGAGAGTCCTTCAGGGCGACCATTGAGGCGAAGAGGTCTTCCCCGGTACGCCTTGGATTGTCAGCAGAGCCAAATCCGTATACCTGTTGCTTGCCAGTGGTGGTGTACTCGTGCCCTACGCTCTTGCTGATAGAGGGCGTTTGTTTCTGCCTCATACCGAATACGCGTTCCTGTACGCCGTGCCACTTGAGCAAGGAGGCCTGTATCTTTGGATTGTTCCAGATGCGATCCATTTCCCTGTCATTCAGCTTCTGTGCATGGTTATCGTCTAACTCATTTCGGTTAGAGAGGAGAAATCGACCTAAGTCTTGCTTCTCAGCGTCGCTAAGCCCCTCTGTGATATGGGCGTGAGCAATGTCTGCCTCTTCTCTTGCTACAGCGCGGGCATTGCTTCCTGTGTGTAAGTACATGCCTGCTGACTTGAGAATAGAAGATGTTTTGATATATCTATCCCCAACATAGTCCTGAATCCCCTTTACTACAGAGGAGGCGTGCTGTTGTGGGCTACCAGGAGCACCTTTACCGAAGATGTTCAAGAACCCACCGTGCGATCCGCGAGGAGGTTTACCACTGCCGCCAATATCCACCGAGGGCAGGATTGGTCGCGCTGATGGTTTTGCGCTCTGTGCGGGGCTGCTAGGGGCCTTTGTGGAGCTTTCTGGAGATGTTTTCGGGCCTCTCGTTCCAGGCTGCGTACCCGCATCGAAGTGCTTACGCATCGTTTCCATACTGCCAGTGTACGGCCTGTCGTCAGTTCTGACAAAAGTTGCCTTGTTTGCATCCGACTTATTACGCCAAAGAGAACCGAACTTATTCGCTCCCACTTTGACATGAGTTATAGCGAGTTGCTTCTCTTGCTCAAAGTTCCGTACAGGTTGCGTTCCGGCTGGTTTTGCCTCTGGTTTTGCCTGTATAGGCTTCTTGCTTGTCTTGTTGATTTCATCTATTAACTCTCGCCCCCTTCTTACTTTCTCTTGGGCAAGTATACCCTTCTCCGTGTAATATGACCAACCGCCTTCGAGAGCCTCTATGTCTTCATCTAAATGACCTTGTTCCTTTAGTTTATTTATTGCACCACGAATAGCCTTATCATGGTTAATAAAATCAGGTTTTTGTTTTGTCTCACCAGTGAGACTGGCAGACTTGTCGGTTGCTATGCTTTCTTCAAGCCCGTCTTGAGCCTTACCCCCATGTGCAAGTTGCGTTCTGAGAAGTGCCTCTTTTTGTGCAAGTGTAAGATGCCCGAACTTATCTATTTTCGCTTCGGGATTGACGGCTTGGGTTGTGGTAGGCTTGGGCGCTTCTGTGCCTTTTCCTGTTCCCGCTTTACTGTCACCTCGTATGGGCTTCGCAGTAGTCGTGACATTAAGTTTTGCCTCCTTTGCTAACTCATCGGGCATGTGCATTACGTCTAATTCGATAGGCAAATCCCGCTCGTACGTTCCCAGCGCAAATGCGTTTATTCCGTGTGATTCTTCCTCATGCAGTATATTGAGAACCCCCTCACTTACCTGGGTTGCCCATCCTAATTCGCCGTCTTCGTGTATAATTTCTATAGCTTCGTCTACTTTGTAGGTATTACCAGGGCTGTGCTTCTCAGTGTACGCCCTCAGCCTTTCAAGATAGTTCAGCACAGCCGCATTGCTAGATGCTGCGAATCCTTTTTTTCTCACAGGGTGACTGTGCAGCGCCTTTAATTCCGGGTCAGTGATCTCTTCAGCAGGTATTTTTTCACGCGATTTCTTTTCAGTCGCTACTTGATCGACCGCTGCTTTTCGCTCTGTCATACCCTGCCCGGTAGTCGCGACATTAGGCTTTGTCTCCTTTGGTCTTAAGTCGCCGGTTTGCCATACGATAGGCCCATTCTCTCCGATCTGGACTCTCTTCCTTCCTGCCTTACTCTCACCAACTACCATGACATCAACAGCGGCATTGCCTCGGTTCATGGTATGTGTGGCCTTAAATACAGTCTTTTCCTCCGGGGTTGCTGCTACGTCGTCAGATCCTGGTAGGTGGACTTTCTCCGGCCTGGATGGTTTTGCGTCCCGTACAGGCTTCGTAGCGGCCTTTACGGGCGGCTTAGGCGCTACTTCTTCGGCTTTTGTTTCTTGCACTCCTGCTGCTGCCTTAGTGCTGCTGCTACGCTTTGCTGCTGGCTGTGGCCCGACTGCTTCATCTCCCGTATGTTCTGGCTCACGGTTTCCTTTTGACACCCCTTCTTTAGTGGCACCTTTCTTCACCTCCGCTCTTCTTCGTGTTATCTCTGTCGCAACCTTCTTCGGCTGCAGTGGAGCCTTGCCGTACTTCTCCGCCGAAAGCCTCTCCATCCTGTCAGCATACTCTTTCATCTCTGCTCTGTATCCGGAGTTATACGCCTCCTCCTTAATCTTCGCCCATAGCTTAGGCGCTACGTGAGGAATGGACATCATGCCTGCCTGGAATATAAGATCGCCATAGTATCCACGAGGATCGGACTTTAGTTTCTCCTTGTCCATAGCCGACTGCACGAACCCTGCTGCCATTTGAGCAGTGAACACATGCCCCATGAGCGGGGCTATTTCCGGGCCTGCTAACATCATTGCGCCCATGATAGCAATGTTCTGAGGTTCGGCAACCATAGCTGCCCCGCGCTGAACGCTACCAGTCCATCCCTGTGTGTTACGTAGCACATCATCGAAGCCTGGTTGAACTTGATTCCAGAAACTGCCCTTCTCTGCCTCCTTCCCCTTGATAAAAGCGTCAGAGGCTTGGAATATGGGGTCCTGGTTAAATGTAGCAGGGGCTTTATCAAAACCAGGGGTGTGAGTGGTAGGGAATACCCCATGAGTGCGTTGATACTCAAGGGCTTTCTGCCTCTGCTGTTCTGCCTGCTGCACAGCCTGCTGTCGAGCGACATGGGCCTGTGCTATCTCCTTTGCCGCTGCTACCTGATTAGCCACCTCGGACTGGTGGTGAGCCTGAGCCACCGGGACGCCTTCTGCCCCCGTCTGCCCCTCGTGCGGTTGATGAAGATTTACAGAGGGGTCAATACCCTGCGCCTGCTTCGATGCTGCAATGTTATGGCGAAGCACCTCTGCGTTTTGTGCGTGAGTACGGGTAACAGGAGGCTTGACGCCAGGATTAGCAGCAGCCGTTGCAGCGGCCATAGTATCAGCGACAGCAGTAGCCGGAGAGACGGAGTGAGCCTTGACAACGGGAGCAGTAGGCGTAGCGAATCGGGCGTAGTAATGATCCCTAACTATTCCCTGGTCCTTATTACTAAGCGAACTAAAGTCAGGGTCAGACTTAAAGAAGTGATCCAGCACCTTCTTTCTTTCTGCAGATGGAAGCGCTTGGAACTCAGGATCTTTTATTACGTCTTTAAGAGGCTTAGGCATCCAGTTCTTCTCCGTCAAGGAAAGGGTTCGCAGCGACATATGCTAACCAGTCCGGCCAACAGAGATCACAACAGACTGGTGGATATTTCTCCTTGATATGAGCCGGGGCAGCCATTGGGATTCTACCCGAACGATACCCTGCTCGGTCCTTGAAACCGTCAAGGTTCGGATGCGTGGCTTCTTCTTCTCCGCACTTGAGACACATCCCGAATAGCCGACGAAGGTTCTTTGGTATAGCAGTAGTCATTGTTCACTATCCATTCTTCTCTATATAGCTAGAAGCATCCATCGGCTTAGTTTTTTTTGTGTCAGGAGCCTTCTTAGTCTTAGTGCCGGAAGTGCCAGAGCGAATAGGCTTCGCTGTCAATGTACCAGAAGGGCCGACGATAGGAGCAGGATGCTTCTCGTGCCCCGGTTCATTAGACTGTGTTTCCTTCTCCCGTTGATTCTGTAAAGTATCGTAATCTTTCTTGGCAGTATCGTACCTACTCCTCGCATTCATCTGTGCCAGATTAGTAGCTTTAGTGTCAACTTTGCCACTGGCATCAATGACCGTAGTTCCCATTGCATTAAGATAATTGCCTTCGGCCTCGTGGTACGTAGCGGCTGTCATCTGATCCGACAACGCTTTGTATATTTTCATGTTCTCTCCGTAATGCTGAAGCGCATCCGGCATCATTGTGTTTTCTGCAGCTATAGTCTTGTCATTCTTAGGGTTAGGAATAGGTTCACCATTTCTCTGCAGCAATCTCTGCCAATGCGATATAGACGCCTCAGTATTTGCCATTGCCTCTGTTATTTTAGTTTTTAATGCAGAGGCTTCCTTTGCCTCGTCTCTCCCCTTACTCGCGATTTGAGGAGTGAAGCCAGAATTCTCCCCTTTTTTAATATCAACATCAAGCCCCTTTATTGCAGCCTCAGACTTTGCTGTTTCTATCTTGTATGCCTGGGTCTCCTTGGCAACATGGACCTCGATAGCCCGCAAAGCGGCAAGCCCCTCGACGCTGTCGTACTCTGCCTCTGCAACCTTTTTCCTTGCGTTGGCAAGCTCGTGGTCATCAGCCATCTTATCTAGCTTTGCCTGCTGCTCAAGGAGTTCTTTTGGTAACTTTCGCTTCTTTATGTCAGACTCAAGATTTCGAAAATAAGTTTCTGCCTCAGTGTGGGCAATCTGTGCATCTTTCAAAGCAATACCTGCTAGAGCAGACTGAGCAGTAGCCTGCTGCGCCGTAATCCCCGCGCCTATCTTAGTATCAGGAGTCACGGTTCCGGGTCTCACCGATGAGACTGCCTGCGGTTGGCCTTGAGTTTGCCCCTGTTGGAGTTGTGGCACATGCAACGGACTCGGAACCCCTAGGTTTGACTGTGGATTCGGATTTTGGCCTGGTTGGAGATTTACCCATGGAGACAGGTTTGAGGGCTGTGCGGGGCTGCTAGGGCCATTTGTGGGCATTGTAGGGGCAGGTCCGCCGGGGCTGTACGAGTCGATATAACTGGCAATATCGAATACATTCTCCCCTAATGCCGCAAACTTCTCCCCGTACTGCAAATCTACCTTCTTTTTCGCAAGAGCGTCTGTAGCAGCATCGCGCCTCTGCCGGTAGTCCAGGGTCAGCTTCTGTAGGTCAATCCTGTCTTGAGCCGACTTCGCAGTTTGGTCTATGCGCTTGTTCTCCGCATCAAGGCGGTCTTTCTGTAACTGATTTTCAATGCCCTGCTGCGTCTTTGCATAGTCTGCAGCATCTTTGCGCTCCTTCTTCTGCTCTTTCTCCAGGCGTAGCTTATGGCGCTCGGAGAAGAACCCTCCGATGCCCTCTGCAAGACCGGCTATTCCAGCTATTAGTTCGTTACCTGCCATTTACCAGTCCTTATGCGTACTCAAACGCTGATATTGCCCCATCCGGGCCGGTATAACTAGACGCAGGAGCTTGGGCTGTCGGGGTTGACCCCGAACTAAAAGCCCCCGCCACGTCTGCTACCCCGCTCCCCAAGCTACCTAGCCCCCCTATAATAGAGCCAAGGCTAAGACTGTTGTTCTGCGCACTCATACCAAGCCCCAAGTTTCCTAGCGTGCTTCCAGCGCTCACATCGAGCGCATTGGCATTCTGACTCTGCTGCTGCAGACTCTCCTGCTCTGCAAGTGTCTGCTGCTGCTGTGCCTGCAGAGCCGTTGCACCCTGCCCCTCGATCGCAGTCAGGCCCTGCTGCCTTGTCTGCTGCGCCTGTGTCTGATATGAGGCTACTTGCTGATCGACCTGCGCCTGGTACGCTTGAGTGATAAGTTGCTGTCCCACCGCCGCCGCTTCTGGGCTGATAGCGCCAGCCCCGAAACGGCTCTCCATCTGTGACTGAAAACTGGATAGCGCTGTCTGCTGCTGTTCTGTCGTAGTTCCGATGTATCCATTCAGTTGCGTCTGCTGCGCCGGGGTAAGTCCATTGACCTGATCCGCTGATACCGTAACCCCAAGCCCATTATTAACACTGCCATCAGGTTGCGTGTACTTGCCTGCGGTCCTGGTAACAGTACCGGGAGGTGCCTGATTAGGCGTTGTATTGATACCGTATGCCGATAGCATCCCCTCTACACCTGCGTTATTGGTGCTGCCCGTCTGAAGGAAACTGCTGTACGGATTAGCGTTTAGGTTCTGTGTGTAGGCATTCTGAAGCGGTTGACTTGAGTTGTATGCCGCGTTGCCTTCTGCCGTAGAGTTACCAAGTGCAGGCAGGATCGTAAGCGGCGCTGCTTCCTTCAAGTTGTTAGGATTGATACTAAGGCCATTGACGTTGACGTTCGGAGTTACGCCATTCGTACCTAGTGGGTAGTTACTCTGTGCGCTAGTAATAACCCCTCCAGGATTGACAACCGAAGTACCTCCGCCTGGAGCAGGAGAGCCGATAGGGTTTTGGTAGCCTAGCTGCTGTAGAGGGGTTCCAGGTTGAGAAGCCGTACCAGGCGTAACCCCTGTGCTAGGAGCCTGTGCCTGTTGTAGCGGAGTACCAGACGTAAGCACGCCGCCCTGCTGCAGAGGAGTACCTGCTACTGCGGGGTTACTGTATGCGTTAGTCGAAGCGGGGTTGTTATACCCTGCGTATGCGCCTAGTTGAGGCATTCTACACTCCTAATAATCCGGGGCAGACTCAAGGAACAGAAAACGAGAGCCGCCCCGGACAGGCCATGACAACCAATTTAATTATAACCGATCCACGAATTTTTGTCAAGTCGGTCTGTCTCACTGGTGAGACTTTTCAGCCCTCCTTGACCAATAGTTGAAACTCTAGGTCACGCAGCACGAGGTTGTAGCCCTGCAGCACAACCTCTAGCGCGAACTGCCTACCGACATAGGTTGTATCTAGTCCACCTTGGAGCAGTATATCTGCATTGCTGTCATTGATGAATTGCAGCGCATTCGTTGTATATGTGCGTATGTTATCCACAAGCACGGTAACAGCGCCGTACTGAACCATGCCTTCCCCGTACTGGATGAAGCTATAGCCCTGTATCTCGGTCTGCTTCTCCTCGACCACATGAGTAAGAACCTTGATGAACGCAGAACCCTGATTAGGATTAATCATATCAAGGGCTATCATCTCTGGCTGATTTGACACTGCCAAGAGTAGGCACGGCTGACCAATAACAGGAGCCGCTACACAGATCGTATTGAAGGCTATGAATGGCGCTGCTGACATACTAATACTCCAGTACGCATTCCAAAGTATCCCCCGCAGCGCTGAGAGCAAACCATACATTCCACAACATGACACCCTCGTTCACATTGGCCTTAGTGGAGCCTGTCTGCCTCTCCTGCCCGCCTCCTGACACGTGCACCATGTTATTGATTGACGATGGTTTAGCCGTATTGATCTGGTAGTCGAAGTCGGAAGATGTTGACTCGTCGCTGGAGTCGATAGTCCTGACAGAGACCTTGCCTAAGTTCATGCCCGGATCGAGCGCAGGAAAGGGCTGCTTACCTGCTGTCTGCAAGGCCGTAAGTGTAGTATACGAAGTACCGTCTGCTGCTAGTATACGTATCGCAGTGTCTCCAGGCGTGCATCTTACTGCTAGTTGTCTCATTAGTCATCTCCTATAATACGGGACTGGAGTCCGGGGATTATATCACCGCCTGCCTTTGACGTGCTAGTGAACGATACCTCCGGGTAGCCTTGCTGTGCTATAAATACCACGATAAACCTCCTAGTGATTGCTCGTCACTGCATAGTAAGACGTGCCCCCAAGAGGGGCCGTATCTGTGTAAGTAAGTGTACCTGCAGACGGATTGGCAATTCTTGTGTAAGGACTACCTATCACTGAAGCCCTCAGCACATTGTAAGAAGTTGCCAGAGGATCTGCTGTCCAAGTAAGAACCGCGTTGCCCCCTGACGTAGCCACAGACAATGCGAGAATTGTTAGTGCTGAATAAGTCGTGCTTCCCGAAACTGCTCCAAGTGTATAGACTACTGTGATACCCCCAGACGAAAGGCCACTCACCCTGCCGAACTGATCTATGGATACTCCCGCAGGAGGCGAGGTCAAAGACCATACCCCATTACCACAGTAGGCATTAGTGTTCGGAGCCGCCGCAAAGAGTACGCGGCCCAACGCGTCAACACCTGTGTTTGTAATCGTGATCGAGGTTAGCGTAGAGTACGCCAGAATGGTAGATGTGGAGACTTCTTGATGTTGCAAATTAGCAGGCGTTCCACTGTTGGGGTAGTCGAATTTGCCCACCCACCCGGCAGTCTCGTAGGGTGAAGGATCTGTAAGAGCGATACCGAACTCAACCGAATTCGTTGATATGTTTGTGAGTTGGGCAAACAGCAGAGGTCCGATTGCGCACGTTTCGAGCAGGTAGGACTCTGCATCTGTCAGTGCAACCGCCTGACTGAGTAGCGTTGTCGAAGGCAATCTGAGAATGACGAGGACAGGGGAACTACTGTTGCTAATATAAATCTGGTAGCCGTGCTCCGTCCCTGTGTTATTGGTATAGTCCGCTCGATGCGCCGTCATCGTCAAACCACCACTGAAATACACGCTGTCACGCACATACATATTCTCAGCAATTTCGCCCGCACCCTGCCTGGTCATAGCTGCTGCAACGTTAGAAGGCTCTGCTAGGGAGGTACTCCCAACCGTTTCAATTTCAAAAGGTACAAGCCCTTGTGTCCACCCTGCCGCAAACGCGCCTTGAAACCAGTCATCCACGTTTTGTTGATAGATCGGCCCCCACTGGACGGGGTTCAGAAACGAGTTCCCTGTAATCATCAGAAGTGGCTTGGTCGTAGACACGTCATTTACAACATGTGTCGTAAGATCAATGACTGACTGAAAATAGGTGCTCAGCAGGATCGTGCTGTTAAACTGGCACCGCCCCGTCTCGCTCTCTGTGAATGTGTCTGTGGTGACATTCACATCAATATTTCGGATGATGACTGAGTCGAACGTCTGGGGAATTGGATAAGGCGACCCTGCCTGTAGGTTGCCGTTATCGAATCGCCAGATACTTTCTGTACACGTCCCTTTGACGCCATCAACGATGTATTTCGACCCTGTATAGATCGGAAAACAGGACTGAAATCGGAAGCCGTTCAGGACATCCGAAAGCGTTACGTTCAAAATCTTGACGTTAGTGATGTTTCCACCCTTCCAACCTGCACCCCACGGAGGAGGGAAGTTGGGAGTGTTGCCTACAGGCTCAGAAGGGCTAATCGTAAATGCGTCGTCACTGTAGGAGTGACAATACCCGAACCCACCGTTCACCGAGCCGTCGTAGAAGAAGCCATCTCCGGGACCATTCCAGTGTTCTCCGTCGTAGTTGTACGAAGAGTGGATACCGTTGTCTATCGTGCTGTTTGTGACCGAGACATTCAGCCAGTTTACACCCCATACGCTAAAGGTCCGGCTGTTCAGCCGGGTAAGGCCATCTATGGAGAGGTTCGAGACACCCCATATCGACAAACCAACAGCCCAACCCCACGTCGAACTGTCGTGCGGCTGACTGCCCCCGGTCGGATACCCAAAGTCTAGTGTCACGCCGACGCCGTTCGCATTTCGGGCGAAGGAGACGTTCGAGATGACGATAGCAGAGGGGCTTGTTACCCAGTCTCCATTTGTCTTGTTACCGAGCGCACAACACGGAGAGGCCGTCGATTTCACTGCCCAAACAACACCGCAGTTGCCACCGATACTTGCCTGAGCCGTTGCGCCAGACCCAGAGCCGCCCGAAATCATTCCCACCACGGGGTTATCAGCCTGCGTATATCCTGCTCCAACATTGGTCATGGGCAGGTAGGTGACGACATTACTTGCCGTAGTGACGGCTCCTGCCGCCGTTGTTCCACCGCCAGCAGGAGCAGGATAGGCGACAGTTGGCGTTCCTGTGTAGCCTGATCCTTGTGTCAGCACAGCGGCCCCGGTGATAACGCCCTTTATCGTCGATGCGGGTACGTGTGTAATCCACCCGCTCCCCGTTGGAGTGAGTTGCAAATAGTCGTTCGCCATATCCGCAACAAAGATCCAACAGTCCCAGATGAGCGTGATTTGACTGGCGGATGAAGAGGATTGTGCTCTCATCCATGTGTTAAAGGCCGCGCCCGAATCCACTGCCCCCGCTTTTGCGAGGGCTTCAGTAGCGTATCCGGTCACACCTGAAATTGTTGATACTGTCTGTGTCGGCAATTCAGTTACTCCCGATATTAGTAAAGCCCCCATGCCGAAAATGCGCTAGAAGCCCCGTACAGCGCGTAAGGGCGCAAACGTGCCACTGCGTACCCCAAGAGCGTTAAACTCGACGCTCCGTCGATTGTAGAGCCATTGGCGGCTATTATAGTGACCATGTTGCTCCCGTTATCTATCCGCTTCACCTCGTATATGAAATCACCCCATACTGGCTGATTGCTAGGAAACACCGCAGGACTAGGAATTGTCACCGTGACATTGTTATTCGTAGCGTCTACGTTGATAACGCGGTCTGTCAGTTGGACAGTATAGTTTGTACCCACAGTACGGATAGGAACTATAGTCTGTAACGCAGTATTCAGAGCGTTCAGGTACTGAGAGAGTTGCCTCCAATTAGGCTGATAATTAGCCCCCGAAGGAGTGCGAACAGGCTCTGTGATATTTGTAACGGGATTGGGTACGCCTGTGTTCATATCGGTGGAACCATCCCTCCTGTACCAGGACTAGGAATAGGACCAACGGCAGGAGACGTGCCACCCGAAGGACCACCACCAGGCGCACCAGGACCGAGAGGAGGGGTGGAGCTACCAGGAGTCGAGCCTGTAGGACCACTTATTAAGCCTCCACTTCCAGCCTCCGCTAACTCAGTCGTCGGAGAATTGCCTCCGGTATTCGATGGATTGACTTGCCCTGGATAGTAGTTCTGTCCGTAGTAAGCGAAGATGTACTGTAGGACATTCACACCGAACGCAAAGTATGTCCATGCACCATTTCCACCGTCAGCATCGAAATCAAACACCCATATATCCACGCCTATGTTCAGAATATAACGCCGGTTGACATATACCGCTTGCGCTTCTGAATAAGTTACAGGGTCATACATCTCCAAGCTTGCGTCAATCTGTTGTGATACCTTGGTAGAGGTAGCCCCGTCGAACGCTCTGAGACCATCTGTAGCAAGGTAGTAGATATATCCGTCTACAATCACCCAACTGTCAGGAGCCACGCAGCCAGGACAGCCAGCTATCTGCTGCACCTGGAAGTTACTACAGTCCTGCCCATACAGGAAGTAAAGCCCCTTAGTCTTAGCGATAACACAGAACGTGCCGAATGCCGCGATACCTGTGATAGGATCACCAGTATCGCTATTGATAGGCAACCTCACCCCGTCAGCAGGGTTAGGGTTGACCGGGTTATACCCTAGCAAATTGAACTGTGTCGGTGAGCCTGCATTGCTTATCTGCAATGTGTCGGGGTTCCATACACTGTTCAGTAGTATCCTATCCAGATACTGAGCGCACAGGGATGCGGAGTCAGGAGGATTGTTCTCTCCAGGCGTCGGTCCCACTACCCCCTGCTCTATTGTCAGGTCAGTAGTCCCCGTCGGACCATCCTCATAGGTAATTGTATTCGCGCCCTCAAGGAGGAATTGCGTATTGATTATGTACCCCACGGGGTTCCCTGTCACATACTCAATAAAGGCCACCTGAGCCGCGTACACGCCATTTAAGCTATTGAACCATGTAAACGTCAGGAGAGCGTTATCGCTAGGGTTAGCGACGAAGTTCAGGGTTATAGCCTCGGACGGACTAGACAGCCTCCCAAACTCATCTATCAATGCTACTGCGTAACTCGGCTGGCCTGTGCGTGCCACATGCCCTCCGGATGGAGAATGCAATGCAGCCGTGAAGGAACTGCCTGTTATGGGAGGAGTCGGCAGACCAAGTATCCGCATGTGAGTGCTGGAAGAGAATGGATCGTACCCAGTGCAGAGTGAGTAGAACCGCGTGTTTACTGCATTCCCACCCTGACAAATAACCAACTCATTCCCGAACTGCACGCCCCTAATCCTACCAGGAGGGTTAAGGGGCACTCCGTCACCAATAACAGTCGGTGGGGTGAACATATACGGATAACTAGGCGCAAATGGCACTACTGCGCTAACTCCTGCAACGTACCCACCCTTTTGATACTGACAGGTATATGTTGCCCCCGCAATCGAGGTGAGCAGGAAGTCTGCTCCAGGGTTAGAGTAAATACTTGTCTGCGCAGTACCATAGAGGTCAGTGTACTCTATCTGCTGACAGCCTCGGTAGTACAGCATCCCTAGTATCGGGTCTGTGTTAGGCGCTGAGGCCACCGTTGTAAATGTACCAGAAGGAGCGGGAGTTACAGCCGCCCTCATCTCTCCCGCATAGTCACAGAGGACGTTCACAAGCCCCTGTGCCACGTTCGGAGCGGTACGCTTGCTGTCATCGGTATTATTGAACCCCACCGCAGCAGGGATTGTAACTGATTTATTTGTAGGCATTTAGAGCCAACTTATTGTAGTAGGCAGAGTATCATTACCATTGGTAGTGATTCCGAACGCTGTTCCTGTTGTCACTGTACCATTGACCGACAGTAGCACAAAACCATTAGTACCCAAAATAATTCCTGTATCTCCTGTTACACCCTTCAGTGTCTTCGTAGTTGTGCTGCTCGGAGGGAAAACTATCAAACAATAGGATGCCCCCACAGCGAACCCCCCTGCGGGAGAGCCTATGACATTGAACCCGTTCTGCAGAATAATCGACTGAGTATCGTTGATACCGGCAAACACCTGCCCTATGGCATTCCATATCCTATTTCCGAAGCCCACATCTGTAATGTTGGCTGTCACTTGGACGCTACCAGTTGATGCCATGCTAATTCACCTCCTCATAGGTTTCCTGAAAGATTAGACACTTGCATGGGTAAAACTCACCCTGGATACCTTTGATTACATAGTCTCCGATACGAGCCGTCATCACCCCTTCAAGAGTAGAAATTAGCAGTTCAGCAGGCCCTTCATCATCCTGCCCATACGTAGCCTTACCGCCGCACTGCTCAATCCACGCACAAATACGTGGCATATCTAAGCAGCTGTAAATACGCTCTGCTTCAATCACTACAGGCTTTTTCCTGAACTTAGGCATGTTACTTCCTCCTGCGACACCCGTATGACCTTCTAAGATTTACAATGCCCAGAGTATTCGTCAACGCTTCTGACTGAAATTGTGTGTACCAGTCACAGATAGTCTGTACCCCGTCTTGGACAAAAGGAGTAAGCAATCGCAGCATCTCCCTGCCCTGCAAATCGCTACCCGCAGACATTAAGCTAACAAGTTGAGCAGCCCCCCTGCGTATGTATTGGTGATAGCCTGCAGGTATTTGGTCAATGAACTCAGTGTCCGACATCATTGCCAAGCTTCCTGTGCCCCCTCCAATTTGAAAATATCCACCGATACTAGGAGCAGGAGTGATCCATAACCCGCCATCACGAAGAAAGTACCATTCCGGGGTAGATGCCGGAGCGTTATCCTGAATTGACTGGTTTCTATCAAAATATATCGCATCCGTTGGTAGAACTTGAGTCCAATTCGTCGGCCCCCCTGTATTGTATGTTCCGTTGTCCCATAGTACCCTGCGCACCGTGTTGAGGTTCTGCCCCGATACTCCAGGCGTATTAAACACATTCATGTCCAGCGGTATAAACAAGTACCCCTGCTGCGTCTGCGCTGGAACCGGATAGAAGATCGTTGTTCCGTGGAACCCGGTTTTGTTATTGACTATATCGAGCATGTCATTCAATGCTCGATTTATCTGTTCATTGGTAGGCTTGGGCCGATACAGAGGCTGTGCCCCTGGAGGCCCATAGCGAGTGTCACCCACCGGCCAGGTAGACGGTGGGGCTATGTCAAGGTCTGACCGTATGTCGTCGCGCATTTCTGCGCGGTTTCTCAGTTCTGCCATGACATAACCCCACGATCTTAAAACAGTCTCACTGGTGAGACTTACGCAGTCGGCGCTGTCGGCGTGATGCCCACCACACTGAAGTCAATAGACGCAGGCACGTTTGCCGGAGACGGGCCTTCTGTCACCACGATTGCGCCCTTGAGTCCATTGGCGTCCACCACGGCAATGTTCGTCACTTCACCGGAAGTAGCCGTGCTGAGTTCCGCAATAGCTACATTACCATCGGAGAGCAGTGTAGCCGTGGTGTCCGCATTGCTCAGAGTGAAGACCGGAGACACTACCGGAACCGGCGTTGTGCCCCCTGGTGTAGTCATACAAATGTTACTGAAAATATCTCGGTAGACGGGAGTGAGTTCCCCAAACTCCCCTGCGGGAATAGTGATTGCTAACGGTGCTGTCGGTGCCATTTCTTCTCCTACTCGAACGAAGTCGAGATACGCCGGGACATTAGGTAGCCCCGGCGTATCTACCTCGATCTCGAATTCAATGCAGATTTTCCCTCTTGCTTTGAGCATACTTGCTCCTTGTTGCTATCCACCTGCAGGAACAGGGATACAGGTTAGGTATAGCGTACCCACCAATCCGGCAGACGCACCAGAGGCGGTACTTGCCGTGATCCACTTACCATTAACCCACCGCACGGCATTCGCAACCGCACTCTGGAACGTTCCCGTGGAAGCCACAGTTTGACCACTGATTAGCGTAGACGAAAGCGTAGTGCCACTGGTAGCAGTATAGCCGATACTAACAGTACACGCCCCTGTGGACGCAGTACCCACGTTCAGTACAGCGCTGAGAACGACCAGGTCTACACCCGCACCGTTGATTAGCGAAACCAGGCCGCCTGCAGTGTCTACGTCCGACAGCAGCGCGGTTACTACAATCGGGTTATTGTATTGAGAACTGATAGGCTGATTAGCCATTACGGTGTTCCTCCTATCGGAAACTTGTTGCTAATAACGGCTGTCACAATCGCCGTAAGGTTAGTTATCGTGCCACCTGCCCCTGTGATAGCACGCAGAGACACGATGCTGGTTTGGCCCGGACGGAAGAACGATACCCCCTGCGCAGGTGCCTGCCCTGCAGTGTTGCTCGTGTTGGTGTACGGATAACTCCTCCAGTAGGCCTCTGATAGCGTAGGATCGTTACGAATATCCATAGCAGGCGGGTTCTGATGCCTTGCGCTAAAGTTCGTATACCCTACCGAAGGAGTTAATACCACTGGGTTCTTCAGGTAACTGTTATTGGCCGCAGAACCTGCAGCGACGGTATTGAATATGTCAGCAGTTATGGCACCTGTACCAGTCGCCTGAACTTGGAAGTTCACGTCGTAGAGCCACCATCCATCGGGAACAATAATGGATGCTAGACTCGTAGTAACAGAGTTGCTGTTACCGATATTCCCGGATTGGAGTACAAAGTATTGAGGTACGCCCCACGCTAACAGAAAATGAGAACCCGGCGCTTCCTGTACGGTAATGGAACCTGCAACCTCTTGTACTCCAGATCCAGGGGCAATTCCCCACGGAGTGTGGCTCAACGGCTTCCTCCTCCCCAACTCTTGTCACGATTCGGGTTAAAATCGTAGTTGTCGAACACCCTTCGATCAACGGTATTTCCGTACTCGTCGCGGATTGCATACTGTTTAGGAAACCAATGCCCATCTTGGTCATCTTGTACCAAGTGTCCACGCCACGAAGCGCCCAGTAACTGCGCTACTGTGCTTCTCTCATAGCGTATCTTCCCCCGGACTTCGCCGCCTATCCATTTAGGCATTATAGAAACGCTCCTCTCTCTACACCCGCCGCCAGTAACAGCGAGGCAAGTTGATAGCCCTCGTTTCTGTTGTTGCCGATATTCACATACTCCTTCGGGTTGCCGGACTGATCCTTTAGACGGAAGTACCTACGACCCGTTTTCTCGTCCTGGTAGTGTGAGAAGCCCGCACAGCCCGCTAATGGGTAATCATGGCCGTTTACCCACAGAACGGCATTTGCGCCCTCTCCGTGGATCATGGGGCCATCCAGGGGCATTGTGGGGGCAGGGCTTATGGTGTCGGCAGGCTTGGCTACGGGTTCCGGCGGTAGAACATCTTCAACGCCCTCTGCGATATGCGTCTTCGCAGTCTCACCTGCGAGACTCTTACTCCCCGACTTCTGTTCTTCTTTGGCAGGATTAAAAGTAAAAACCTTCGACCCTGCCGGTGGTGTAGTTGGTGTTGGCATGATTAGTTCCCCAACGATCCGTAGACGCCGCGGCCCTGGTAGGAGTCGCCTTCATCAAAGCGCATGGAGCCGAAGAACAGGACCGAGTTTGTCTTTTCATCCACCATGCGGCGAACACGGAATGACTGCCGCAGAGCGAACACTAACCCGTGGTCTTGGCCTACCGCAAACCAGGCATTATTGAAGCCCGTTGCGCCACTCTTACCGAACCATTCCCATTCAACCTTCTCAACCTTCTCTTTCGTGACACCGAAATTCTCATTCCGGTCTGCAGTGAACGGTTCCATGCGACTGTGCAACACTTGATCGACCACATATCCGATTGTCGGGTGGCAGACGATAATACGCGGCTTGTTGCTCATGTAGGAGGTAGCATTTGGATACTTCTGCGTCCTGATATTGACAGACATTGCCTGATACGCCGCTACAGAGAAGTCGGTATCCGTGATTGGCCTATTGGCAAATGTGCCACTCCCCGGATTCGGGTTGTTCGGGTGAGCAGTGTTGAACAGAGACAGGTTGTCGGACATAAGTCCCTGCGGTATACTATTAGCATACCCGTAGGACATGAAGAAGTTCGAGGTATCGTTCTCCATCGTATCAGAGAACGCCCTTGCGAACATCGAGCCTCTGCCTGGGATAACCCTGTTAATGATACCGTACTGATCGTCGTCGATGTCCTCCATAGCAAAGGAGTCGCTGAGTCCGAAGTTTCGGATCACAAACAGTTTGTTATAGGATGGAGCGAATGCCCCACCGCCGAACGTTCCCCCTGGAATACGCTGTTGAGCGAAGCCGTACCCCGCCCACATCTGCATTTGGATCATTCGCATTGACGTAGGCAAGGTGCTGAATATCTTTGTGAAACCAGGAACGCGCTGCGTCATGGTTACAAAGATATTCTTATCAAGCCCCTTCTGCATCAATGGATAAAGTTGAGTTGAAGCCACTTGATAAACTCCTTACTGAGCAGTGTAAACGTTCCCATTGTCATACTGACAGTAGGGAGCAAGAACCTTGAAAAACATGCGGCCTCCGGCCAGAGGATTGCCGGGGTTGTTCAACGGATCGGTCAGGTCGCACCCGGTAATCTCCATAATGGGGGCCGGAGAATTGGTGTCCAGGTAGAACGCAGTGTTGTTCGTTGCGCTGTTAGCCCCGCCGGACAAGATGAAGCCGCACTTGGTTCCGATGGAAATGTTAATCCCCACCTGAGAAGCGCCGCCTGTTGCGGTACTGTTCAGGTTTGCACAGAACTCGTTGCCTTGCCCGGAGAGAAACACCTGCTGCTGATCGCGCCCCGTTTTGGGATCACGTCCTATCAGCCGGGTCTGCCCGTAGGGATACTGCACCTGCCCCGGCGTTATCTGCTGAGGCGCATTGGATATTCCCCCCGCTGACGCGGCAGACTGGTAGAATGCGAAGCCAAGTATGCCGCAGATTGGGCCTACACCTCCTGCCATATAACCCGCAGTAACATCTGCCTGGAGCAGCGTCCTTACGACCGCAATACCTCCGCTTGTGTAGGTGGCATTAGTGGTCCACACAATCGGGTCGAGTGCATATATGAAGGTACTGTTCCCAAGAGGAGCAGCACCGAACGGAGGAGTTACCGGAGTTCCAAACCCTCCCGCCGTATTCTGATAGAAGCCGTATATCGACATGCTTACTCCTTAGCCGCCTTAGCTTTAGCAGCAGCGGCTTTCTGTCGAGGATTGAGAAAGCCGCTATCACCCATAGTAAACGACTTACCCCCGACTAATTTCCCCCAAGTTTCAAGGGTAGTTTCCCTGTGCCCATCACCCATGCTCCGGTACATTTCCCGCTCTTCTAACACTTGCTCAGCAGTGTAAAGTTTTGTAGCTTGCTCCAGCGTCAGCCCCTGAGTGGGAGAAGCGGCTCCGATCATTCGAGCCTCTTCGTACTGCCTGCTTCTCCTACGGTTCATCTCCATTATTTCGTCATCATTCATAGGGCGAGGATCGCCGTCAGGATTGATAAAACCAAGTTCCCTTCGAGACTCCAGCGAATCATCATTCGTAGTAGATGGACGAAGATCCTTCGCCCACATGGTGAAATCACTGTCGATCACAGCCTGCCGGTTCTCTTTCGGCTTCCGAGGAACGACAACAAATATAGAGTCAATGCGACCATAGGGCACACCGGCGGTCGTCATAAGCCGCCTACAGTCTCCGTATGTGCCCCGAAGATCTGTAATCCGATCCTCTTTCCCCTTCCAATTCGCATGTTCGGGGTTGCGGATATTGACCACTACACCGTCTTCAGGTATACCGAATTGCGAGGCACCTTCCATCTTGAGGCGGCTGCACAGTTCGGGGCTAAGATAGAACGGATCGACATTAGCTGCCTCCCGCAGGAACTCAGTACCTTCAAGGTGAGTAAATGCCTTGAAACCTTGCGGTGAACCGCTTTCGTGTTCCCCCGGAGTCCGGTGTTCGCCTATCTCCATGTTCGGCTGCTCAAACTCCTTTAATACCTCCGCACCTAAAGCCTCCTCAATCGTATTAACAGGAGGCGTATAGATGGGCGTACTTGCCTCAACCGCAGCATTTTCCATACCGTCAGGTAGTCCGTCACCCCCCATGAGAGGATTCCTGTTTTGCAGCCTTGCGGGGCCGCGCCGTACCGTATCGTCTGCCATTATTTGAACCTCGCTATCCGGTACAGCAGAACCTTTTCATACTGCTCCATTAAATCTACCTGTTGACAAAGCAGCCCCTTATCTGCGACGTCAAGTCCTTCAAAAAGAGACCCATTCATAAACACTTTCAGTTTATAAATCTTATCGGTGAGAGCCTCCTGCTCCTCGACTACTCTCTGCTCATATGGTTCTCTTGCCATTAACCGTATAGCTCCTTCATCTTGTCACTGCTTACCCGGCCCGCCCCCGCTGCAGCCCTCGTGCCACTACCTGAATTTCCGTTCGTCGGAACGCGACTCGTTGCCGGAGAAGCAGGCTTAGGCTTCGGAGGCGTTGAAGCGGTAGCCTTCTGCCCCTTGCCGAACTTGGCAAGGGCCGAACTGAGGGGCTTGTGTTCTCCACCCTCTACTGCACAAGCATCAAGCAACGCCTGTGCAATCGCTATGTTCACCCCCGCTTGCGTCGAGGCTACATCAGGTGACTGCCTGGAAAGCGCACGGCGGATATAGGGCCTGAGTTCATCGATCATTGCCGGATTCTCTCGACGCTCCACCTCGATGTAAAACTCCGACGCCTCTCGCGCCGCTTCCCGCCTCGTTGCCACCGTTTCCGCAATGGCAACCTGAATGTCGTCCTCGTCCATACCCTGCTCACGCCACTGCCGAATAGTGGCACGATCACTGTCCGTTAGGTAACTACTCACCTTTTGAGGAGTAGGTTTAACTGGCTCCGCTGCGGTAGAGACAGCAGAGCCAGCGCCCGGAGCAGGGGCGGCTGTTACAGGAGTTTCTTCCTGCGTTTCTTCTTCTAAATCTACGCCAGTTTGAGGGCCGTCGGCATCGGGATCTTCTTCATCATCCTCGACTTCTAGCGCCTCATCCGGATCTAACTCTTCGTCTTCTACTTCTTCTTCAGGGTCCATAGTCTCTGCTCCTTGTATGAATTTTACCTACTTCCAGGTATAGCGAGTTTACGCCTCTCTGTCCTACTAGTCTCACCAGTGAGACTTTTCCGGTCAGCCACAGCCGCTACTTCAGCGGCTCTTAGTAACGCATCAGTTTCCGGCATAGATGCAAGCATCAAGACTTCGTTCAATGCGCCTTGCAGTCTGCATATCTCCGGGAATTCTCTTGCTAGGCCTATGCGCCTCTCAAGATCCTCTCTACGCTCCACCAGGAGGTACGGGAGGATTACCTGTCGCCATACCGGGCTGACCTGCGCCATTGCCCACGCCGGGAGCGTTTCCTGCTCCTGCTCCAGAGGCTCCTTTTCCAGGTTGCTCAATAACTTGCTCCTTCACCGGGACCGGGCCTAGTATCTTGTCTGCGTCATGGAAGCCATAGGACACTAAGCACTTCACCCCCATATGCCATGCCGCAATTTTTGTGTCTGGAGACGACTGCGGGTTGTCGATTATGGCACGAACTTCCATAACCTTTTTGAACGCCGCTTCGTCTAACTCTAACCTGTGTTCAGGGCTTGCGCTCATTGAGTTAGAGGTAGGGCGAAATATGAATGTAGACTTGATCTGCTGCGCTGTGATCTTCCGCGCCATGCCCTCTTCGTCCACAAACTCTTCGTCATCGTCGGCATGGGACGCGAGTATCGCCGCTCCGTGTCTCCAGACCTTCTCTAACCACTCCCCCTCACATGATGCGTACAAGCCGAACTTAGAGGCCATGCTCTGCTGTTGGGCTTTAACCTCTTCGGCCTTTCGGACCTTCCCGCCTATCTGAGGGCTACCCCCTGACACCAGAGTAGAAGCCATATTCTCTAACGCCATAGCAACATCAAACGACGGCTGAATTACATCTTGCCTCAAATATTTTACGCCGTCAACATTGCTAAGAAACAGAATCGTACCTGGGCCAATTAGCTTATTCTCTATCGCCTTTTTTTCTGTGGAATCTGCCACCATCACAGGCGCAGATAAGAAATTTTTATTGTCTATATTGAATCGCCATTCTGCGTTAGATTCTGCTTGCAGGGAATCAAGCATGTCCGGTAAGCACCACCCATACAGCTTCCCCGGTATCTTAATCATCCAGGCCGGATCATAAGGTCGCTCATCCCCGGAAGGAGAGAAATCAAACCTTAGAACCTTATCCCTCGTAGGACAGCAGATCATACAGAAATCCGTGTCCCAAAGATACTCAGGCGTTTCAATCTTACCTTTGGCGTCTCTGAGTATTGGCAGTTTTGTATACCATGTAAAGACCTTGTACATGCCTACAGGACCGCCGGCCATCTCCACACCATCACGAGACCGGTCTACAAAATCCGAGGAATCGTTGTCGTCCTGATCCGGCCCCATTGCGACAAGTTCCTCGATAACCTTGCGGTCACATCCGAATTCTTTAATTGAACGTAGTAGCGCATCTTCTGTCCACCACTGATACTCACCGCATCCATTGGCGGTCTGAATATCAGGATGGTCCGCAGGGTAAATATACCACTTGCGGGTATCTACTGCCTCTACGTTTAGCCCCTTGTGCTCTACATCAGAAGTCTCGGTAAGTACCTCTTCGTACTCTATGCCCTCCTCCTTCTCCTCACCGCGAATCGTAAGACCCGTTGCAGGATCTTTATACTGTACCTCTCGAACTTTGCGTACCTTCTCCTGGTACACTATCCGACTAATAGCCAGCGGGTACATTAACGAATAGAAAAATACTCCCCACTTTGCCTGGTTGATACCACCCATATAAAACTGATGTGTCAGGTATGGCTCAAGGATCTCTCCTGCCATTTGGTCGTCTGGCTCTGCACCTTCTACCATTACCTGCGGATCACGCTTGAATGCTTCCCACAGCATAGCCAGAAGCGTAAGAAACTGATTCCCCGTAATTGGCGCATCTATATCCGCAGAACCTTCCCAAGGACCATCCTGATTCTGTCCCGTAAGGCCGTAGACCTGATCGGAATACTCTAAGAAAAACTGATCTCTTAGTTTGGCGTCATCTACCGCGCAGCATATCCTGCGCATTATTTCGCTAGACAGCCTCTCTCGCAAGTCTTTAGAAACTTTTAGATGAAACGGCCCCTCTTTGTACAAAACATTTACTCCGTGAAAAGTTGTCTCACTGGTGAGACATTAAGCCTGCTGCCGACATGGTGAGCAGACAGCAGGCCCATGTCGCCGAATTACCGGTGGCGATTGTGCATTCGGAGTTTACGGCGAGAACGTGCAGTTTCCATATCGCATCTCCTTTCTCGATGATTAAATCGGGGCTGACAGCCGGACGGCTGTGACCACAAAGGTTGCCGATTAAGGCAAGTATATCTTAGCATGGATTCGTAGGTGAGGTCAAACTTTCTGTGGAAGCTCCCAAAAAGTCATGATCGGACTACAGCCATTAGTTCAGCATAACCGTTCAAAAATGCCTCGCGACAGTGGTCTTTTTCTCTGTCACGAATAATCAAAATTGCGATAACTCTCTCATCGTACTCCCGTGGATACCGGGGAGGAGTGGCGTAATTATTGCGTCTACGATAATGGAGATTATCAATAAGGCAACCACTCCTCACCCATGCCGCAACAGCCCTGATAAGATGATCCTCAGAGGTTCGGTACTTAACCGCTAGTTCTGGTACTGTCAGGAATGGCACTACAATTTAATCTCCGTTCCTAAGTTCCTATTACAATCATCAACAGCCTCTTCCAGGTTCCACACGATAACCGAGTAGTCTTCGTCTGCTAACCATTGCTGAATAGATGATACCTTTCCACCCTTCACCTTGACCTCCATCATTAGAACCCTGCCTTGGTAGCATAGCATAAGATCTGGAACTCCTTCGTCTGTTCCGGCCTTGTCTGCACGCCACTGCCCTATCCGGAATACCGCCATACTCAATTCAAGGGTTTCTTTGATCTGCTGGATCAACTCCGACTCTGGGCCGCAGAAGGCTCCAGAATGACCCCGTAAAGGCCCCTGGCTGCCACGCACAGCCCTCAAACCGCACGACTGGCAGAATTGTCCACCCCCGATATTTACCGTTTTCAGGTGTTTGCACGGCGGCACAATTTTAGAGATTACCCGATACCTGTCGTCAGGGTCCGTGTCATCTGCTATTAAGTCACCTAAATGAATTTTCATATCTACTCCTTCCCTTGCCTGTATACGGCGCTCTACGCTGATGTCCACTACTCAACCTCTGGTTAGATCGCTCACGCATAAGCGGCCTGGGGTTCATGCCGTGTACCGCAAACATCTCTGCTGTTTGCGCGTGATCCTGTTGACCTATTATCTTTTCTGGCCCTTCCGGTTTCAGCCCTTCCATGTGCGCCTTTGGGGGACGCATCTTAGAAGTGTCTCGCCTGTAAACCCCCTTCTCCATCATATTGTGTTTTGCATAAGCTATCAGACTACCATTCTCTAGCCGCTTGCCGAGATAGTAAAGCCTCGACGCTCCGTGGTCCCACAGGTCATAGCGCCGAATATCTTCAGGATCGTTACCCTTTTTATCATCTCCATAGAGGAACGGATAACTTCTGTCTGGCCTCAGCAAGTCCTTAACAGCCGTTACGCCAGCCTCTATGACGTGCTGATGCTTCATGGTCTGTACAGGTATACCACGCTTCCTGAAGTTGTCATAGATAGCCTGGTAGTTCATCCCTCCATACTGACCCTGCTTCGAGTGTATAGGGTCGATCCAGTAACTTACTTCATCCCACCCTTCCACCTTGTCCATGATTGCATCGGCTATGTAGTCCCACCCCACCCCGGATACGTATATCTCGTCGATGCAGACGTATTGCACCATGCCGTGTTCATCTTCCGGCGTCTGCAAATAGAACTCTACTGCCCACGGCGCATAGTTCCCCGCACTGTCAATACCGAGCCACAGCTTCCAGTCACCCGGTTCTCCACCCCCACGCGGTATGCAGCGCCTCGGATCGAACCCACCTGTCCAATCAGATATTCCCCAATAGGCAAGGAATGCGTCTTCGTCGATGATATGCGTTTTTTCGGAGAAGATCGGTGGACCATACACCAGGGCAAGCGCAGGGGTGAAACTCCCCTCAAGCATCCTGGCTTTAAGTTCTGGATCGCCTTCCAAGTCGGCAAGGTTCTTCTCAAGATAGCCAGGAGGAAGGAACGCGTTGCTGTCCGTACCACTACTAACGGTATAGTATACAAAACCGTTTACCTCCTTCTCGTACTCACGAACTTTTGTCTCTGGTCTTGTCGCAGACGCCGGAACGATGGTTACTAACCCTTCATCTTCATACGCATTACCACGAATAAACATCTCCCATATCCAGTTATGGGCAGACGGGTTCGTGTCGGCAAGCACGATGCGCGGCATGAACGCACCGGCAGACCGTTGACGGTTAAGGCAAGCAGACCATATATTCCTCCCCTTATAAGCGTTGTTGTCGCCTAACTGATTGCACTCAGGGAAGTAGAGTACGTGACACTGCCAGCCTCTAATCTTGTCAGGATCATCGTACGCCTTAAATCGGATAACAGATCCATTTGTCATCCAATACGTCATTGACTTACGGTTACTGCGTAAACGAAACGGGTGTTCTAACGGTAAGACTTTCTCGAATACCGGAAGAACGAATTCGCTGATATGGAAATCCCAGGCGGTACAACCAACTACCTCCAGCCCCGGATACTTGCGCATCATGTGAACAAGTTGCGCTATCGAGGCTAGTGTTTTTCCTGAGCCTACGCTAACCCCCCGACTGGAGAATGAAGTCAGCCTTCTTTCCAGTCGGGGTTACTCCTTCATGAAATTTTCTCTGGTGAGGAAGGATACTCTTCACCATTTTGTAGTGACCACTATCAGGAGGGTCTTCTACATCAATGGCAGGATACCAGTCCTCAAGCGTATAGGGCTTCATCATCGAGGCCCACGTGTCAGCGCAGTCGCTAGATACACGACTGCGCCACCGGGACTTCTCGATTAGTTGATTATTTATCCCCACTGGCGATTTTCTCCCGGTACTCTTCCCATTTTTGATTTTTAAGCAGCTTGATAGACGGCCCGCCCATACCGTGAATCACTGCAACTGCTCCTTCATAATCGTATATGGCACACACAAACTCTGAGATAGGACACCCTCCCATAATCCCAACATCGTTCCCTAGTCGAAGCCACGGCACTTCCCCGGCGTTGACTTGATCGACAGAGTAAGGGCAGCAACCATCTGGAAAAGGATCGTTAGGCCTCTCCATCTCCACACAGAACTGAAGACGGATATAACCCCTCGGTGGTCCCACCCAATCATAAGGCACGAAGTCCCAACCAGGAGGAACTTCGTCCGACTCTGTTTTGAAGTAAGCCCAATTCCCGTCTATATAGCAGAGCGTTGGTTCACTCATCGTAACTCCAATTCCTTAAATCTATCGACTACAAAGACAGGCTTCTCCTCTTCTCCTGAGTTCTGCCTGCCGTAGTCGATAGCATAGACTATAAGAAGCCGCTCCAAGTCTCCGAGTTTCGACCACACGTTAGGCGTCTCTCGAAGCTTACAGTACGCTTTCACGCACTCCCCGGCCTCAGTGATAAGTTCCTCTACGCTCTTACCATCTCGCACCTCCGGCTTGCAGATATTGCAACCGTGGTCCTGGCAGAATGGACACTTCTGGTAGACGTTGACATGGTACTGCTGTGACCAAGGAGGAATTTCGGGTATGTCGCCGTATGCCATGTTACAACTCTGTCCATCCGTGCGCTCCAGCGAGTGGTGATGTTCTTTCTTCAGCGCGTCCGACTGCCGCCATCTCTTTGTCAGTTTCTAAAGTCTCACTGGTGAGACTTTCTGGCCTGTGCTTCGTTTTACCACAGACGCAGTAGCAGGCATCTTCCTCCATAGGCACAGAGTAATACTTACCGCAATCGCACTGATATCGCCACTTTGCAGGGGCTTTATCCATCGGCTTAGGCAACACGATGCAGTTACAGTTATCCTCCGACAACATGACGTACTCGATACCGTCGTGCTTGATCTCTATTCCAGCGTACTTAGAGAAAATCACTACGTCTCCGACTTTCAGCGACATAGGTATCAGGACACCGTTCTCATAACGCCCCGGCCCCACAGCCCTGACATAGCCTTCCTTTGGACGTTCTTGATAGGTGTCTGGTATCAAGATACCTCCAGCGCTTTGCGTTGCTGCGTCCTTTGGTTCGATAATCACTCGATCACGTAGCGGAACTAATCGCAGGCTCATTTCAATTCCTCCTGCGCCGGAACACCCACAACCTGTACCTGAGACTTGAGAAGTGTGACTGTGTTCTGAAATGCTGTCTCTAATAAGCCAGGAGCGAGCGTTAAGGAGTATACCTCCCCGCTACGTGCCATGCCTGCCATTACACAATCGGCAATCATATCTAGGACGTCGATTAGGTTGACATCTTCAGGAACCCCGTCCGGCTGCATGAGATGGTGACGGTTCAGTTTGCGGTGCCTGGTCCACCATTCTTGTTCCTTGAATCCTGTGATGAAGTCAGCATGGAATCCGTCAATGTCGGTCAGCTTATCGGCGTCGTGATTTCTATCTGCGTCAGTTAGCATTTCCTGAAAAAACATAAGTGCACGCGACACGTCTCCTATGTGCTGCTTAGAACTCTTCAGTAGTGTCTCTTTTGTAACATTGGCATAGTCACAAGTTCTTGTGTCTGCTGTCTTACTCTTGTGTATGTAGATCATTTCTCCTGCTCCTTCTCTCCCTCGTAGTCTTCGTCGTCTTCGTCTTCTTGTCCTGCCTGCTCTAGTGCCTTCTCAAGATGGGCAGTCATCTTCTCTACCACCGTCACCTTCCACCTGGAATAGTTCTCCTCAGTCGCAGCTATCAGTTGCATCTGCTCCCAGGGAGTGCGGTCAATCTCGTTCAACATCATGCTACCGAGACTTCGTAAGGCGATACTCAGTGTCTCCTCACTGATCTGCGAAAGGTGGAATATACTGCGCTGTTCGTCCATGAACTCTGCACTCGCTAACTGGTTCTTAGCTTTAGCTTCAGGTAGCCCACTGATACGCTCTTGCTCATGTAGCCCTGACTTACTTACCGCAAGCATAGAGGAGGCGAGCTTTGGATGATCCATGAGGGCGAGCTTTAACAGGAGTTCGCAGGCTTGCCGCTGCGGCGGACGCAGGTACGCTTTTTGTCGTCCATATGCCTGAACTACTACTACAATACCCTCTGCGAGTTCTCGTAGCTTATCCAGGCACAGGTCAACATCATTAGCGTAAACGCGATTACTGACAGTTGCAGTCCGCGTTATGGAACTCTTGTGCTGTGTTTTTATACGAGCAAGTTCCTGTTGCTGCGCGGATGTTAAAGGCATACGTCAATCTCCGCTGCAATAGCTCTGACAATCGCTGTGGTTGCCTGTGCATCGGCTAAGGCGTCGTGTGCCCTATCTAGCACTATGCCAAAATATTCACATGCACCGATAAGCCTAAACCATTTGTACTTATACCCGTGGTATTTGGACGCCGGTTCTGATCTATAATCGGCGAATGCTTGCATAGCGCAGTGCCACTCCAGTGTACAGGCATCGGCTGTGGTTAGACCGTATGCCATGTGAACGTTCTGAAGTATACCATAATCAAATGGCTTATTGTAGACTATAATATTCCTTCCACGAATTAGTTCTGATACGCCTGGATATCCCATGCTCTCTAAGTCGCCATCGCTTCCTTCCCATACCTTGTCATAAGTAGGCGCATCCTCTAACTCCTTGTTGCCGATCCTGTTAACCGTATATGCTCTGCTGGTCTCATCCACCGGAATTTTCGGTTTTATGAGTTGGCATAGTGTGAATGCCCCTGTAGAGTCATCTAGCCCTATTTGTACAGGTTCTCCACCGTCCTCTACCAGGCCAGTGGTTTCCGTGTCTAGCGACACGAATGTTTCCTCGATCATCCTCTTCGCCCATGCTACTACTCTATCTCGGTCTGTCATATCCCCTGCTCCTTCTGTAGAAATTTCCGTGCATCTTCTTTGCTTAGTGCCCGCAACCTCTTCTTCTGGCATCGAGGGCAGTAAGGCCATCTGGTAACACTGCCACCCGGAACCGTTGGAAATACTCTGATCTCCATTTCCGCGAAGCATTCAGGACAATCTCTCGATAAATCTTCAGCGGCCTTATGTCCCTCGTGAGTGATCGGCTTATCTCGGAACTCTAATCTATTGACCTGCTCCAAAATCTCAAGACATGCAGGAGTGTCATCATCATTCTGCAACGCCTTGAGTTCAAGAGCCTCACGTATTATGTTTCTTTGTCTTTGGTTCATGCCTGCTCCGCACTCCCCCTACCTCAACGCTAACTCCTGCTGCGGATTACTATCTTTTTTCTCCTCGTTGTCAATGAGGAAACTTCTCAGTTTCGTCTTGACCATGCAGGCCTGACATACGTATCCCACAAGCGATTTGTCATCCTTCTTGTGCAGAGCGCATGAAGAACGAGTCTTCTCCATGCAGAAAAAGCATGTGTGTTTTACTTTCCTGAAACAGTGCCAGACACACCACTCAGGAGGTATGGCGAATCCTTCTGTTCGGCAAGCCCTGTAACGAGCCTTTAAGATCTCACGAGCCTTAAGCCACTCTTCATAATATACATTGTTCACCTTTCCTCGCTTTCTTCGTGAGGTGTGGTTTGTCTCACTGGCGAGACTATATTACTATATCTTTCAAAATTTGTCAAGGCATTTTTTGAAAAACAGAAATTCGAGTGCAACTTTTGCCTAGTATCCCGCGTTTCAAATTCCATCGTGCCTGACCTCTGGCGGGTTGGTACACGAACGTCGTTGTCACGAGCGCACCGGGGCGGGCGGCTGGATGCGCGGGGTGAGCCTCTCGGAAATTTTTTAGTCTGCAGGAACGCGCACTACCTTTACCTGCGCGGGCCTCCGCACGTTTTTCTAAAGATCTGCGCGCGAACTGCTACCGCAGTATATATGTATTATTGTCTGGAAGCGCTCCGACATCCGGCCTGCCTCCCGCATTCCAGCCTAATCTTGGGCCTATCTATGTTACTATAGCATACTATAGGGTACTACTATTTGTAGTACCCACTATATACTATAGTAACATAGTATAGGTAGGCCCTGAGTTGAGTGTGGTTTCCGGTTTGACGAGTTTCGGTAGAGTGATTATATCAGATCCTGCTTTAATTGTCAAGTCAGGCTCATTCTTGCGACATCCCGCGTTTCAAATTCCATCGTGCCTGACCTCTGGCGGGTTGGTACACGAAC